GACCGCCCGAGGGCCCGGTTGGGCCGGTGACGGTGCTGGCCGGTCCAGTCGGCCCCCCGGAAGGCCCGGTCGGGCCGGTGACGGTGCTGGCCGGTCCAGTCGGCCCGGTAAAGCTGGCCCCTGTCGATCCCGTTGGACCGGCTCCTGTTGGCCCGGTCGCCCCTATTCCGGTCGGGCCGGTGCTGCCGTTGCTCCCGGCTGACCCCGCGGCGCCGGTCGACCCGGTCGCCCCGATTGATCCGGACGGCCCGGTGGAACCGCCCGGCCCGGTCGGGCCGGTGATGGTGCTGGCCGGGCCAGTCGGGCCCCCGGCGGGGCCGGTCACGCCGCGCAAGCCGGTCGGGCCAGTCACCCCCGGGCCGGTCGGGCCGGTGGCACCCAGGCCAGTTGGGCCGGTGACGATTGGCCCGGTAGCGCCCGTCACTCCGCTTGGGCCGGTCGGCCCATTCGGCCCCGACTGGAGCGGGAGGCCGTTGCCCCACGATCCGGAGGCCTTCGGGCCAAAGAGGATCCCCGAAGCGGTGTTGATGTACCAGTCGCCCGATTTCCCAAGGTTGGAGGGCGGCGCCACCACGCCGTCATACCAGGCGGCGGCATCGTTCCCCGCGGGGCCAGTCGGCCCCGGGCTGCCGGTGGACGGCACCCAGGCCGAGCCGCTCCACACGAGCGTGTGGCCAGCAGAGGGGGCCGACGCGGAGATCGCGCGGCCCTGCAACTGGGTCGCGTTCCCGCTCGAGGCCGAGGATGTCGAGTAGATCGGCATGGAGTCACACAGGGATAGCGGTGATCTTCCGCGTCAACTCAAACGCATCGCCCCAGGTCCAATGCTTGTCGCGGGGGTCCAGGCTGGCGACCGAATAAACCTTCGTGACCCCCTCCTCAACCATCGTGATCCGATCGCTCCGCTTCGGAGGATTGGCCAGTTGCGACACCGCAATAAGGAAGGTCCGAATCTGAATCGTGATGAGGGCCCCGGCCGCGTCGATGTTCTGCCGGGTGTCGGTCGAAACCGTGGCGTTGCAGGGGATGTCGGTCGCGGTCCCGTCGTAGCGATAGATGACCGACGTTGTGGCGTGAGCCACCCGCTTCCCTTCAAACCACTTCGCTCCGGTCCGGATCATGTCGGCCATTGGTAGCACCGGGGGGAGTGGAGCCGGTGGCGGGCAGCCTCCATGCCACCCGCCACCGACAACGCAATGGAAAGGTCAGCGTCAGGCACCCGGCCACAGCAGGACGGCCACGGTGGCGTCGGTCGTGGCGGGAACCTCGTCGACGTACCCCATCGGCACGCCAGTCGCCCCGGTCACGGCCTGGCCGAGATAGAGGGAAACCTTGGAGAAGCGGGCGTAGTTCGTCCCGGCCCCGGTGGGCTTGGGAACCATGGTGACGGCCATGAGGTCGAGCGAGCCGGTCGTGCTTGCCGGGATGTCCCGGGTGGCAAGACCACAAAACGAGGTCCCGCAGGGGACGACGGTTCCGGCCGTGATCGCGCCGGAAGCGAGGTATCGGACCGAACTGGAATCGTTCCGCGTCATGGATGGCATTGGCAGCGTCTTTCTGATCTGGAGTGTTGGGGATTTGTGGGGAGGTTGTGTGATTGCCAAGGGCCACCCCGGGGGCACGCGGTTGGAGCGTGTCCCCCGGGGGCCTTGGTCAGACGTTTCAGGCGATCGCCATGCGAACGCAGGTCAGCTTCTCGGCCTTCTGGTTGCCCCACGGGAAGTAGCCGCGGAACTGAATCCCGAGCGTGTTGAAGTCCGCATCGGCACTCTGGATGATCGGGGTGCGCTGCCCCCCGACGTAGGCCGTGTTCATCGCGGCCAGCGTTCCCTGCCGACCCATCAGCCACCAGGTCGTGGCGCTGGTGAGGTAGCGAGAGTAGACCGGCTTGTACCGACCGGCGTAGACGTTGCCGTTGACGCGGGCGGTGGTGTTGCCAGAGACGATCGTGCCGAACTTCATCAACTCCGCGGCGGTGTTTTTCAGCGCCGCCGGGGTGAGGAGGATGCTCGGCTCGACGATGGCCTTGTTCCCGAACGCATCGACCGCATTGCAGAACGTCGTGTCTGCGATGTCGAGCGAGGCCAGCGACAGGGCGTTACCAGCAGCCGCGGTAACGGTGGTGAAGTAGGTCGAGTTGGACGCCTCGAACTGCTTCCAGAAGTCTTCGAGGAAACTGATCTTGGCACCCGTGCCGAGATCCGTGCCGATCTGCTGGATTCGCCCCAAGTTATCGTTGACGATGTCCTTGAGGGTCGCACTGGTCATGCGGGCGAACAGGTCGGCACCGATCGACCGAATCTCGTCGGCAAGCTCGGCGTCTTCGATCCGTCCGGCGTTGGTGAGCGGCTTGAACCGGAAGTCACCACCGGCCCGAACGCCCGTGACGGTCTTGTAATCGTCGACGGGGATCTCCTGCATGATCTCCTCGAAAGGATCCTCCGGGGTCGTGAACGCCTGGAGGGCGAACTTCCCGTAGGCCGTGCCGAGGAGATTGCCCACCTGGTGGGTGCTGAAAGCCGCCTGGAGGACAGTCTTCGCGTTGCCATCGTGAACGCGATACCCCTCGCCGTCGTAGCCGTTGGCGCGGGCCGCTTCCATGAGAATCGAGTGGAGGCTGTACCGGCGACGGTGCTTGTGGGCCGCCTCGAGCACCGCACCCACCTGGGAAGCGTTGAGATAGGTGCCGTCGAAGTTCTCCGAGCCGAAGGTGGCCTCCAGCTTGTCGTCCTTCATCCCGAGATTCATGCAGATGGCGGCAGCCTTGATCTGGTTTTCGTCGACACCCTCCGGGAAGGAAGGAGCGCGGAAACCGTTGGGGGCCGTGGGGCGGCTGGCCCGAAGTCCCTCCGCCGTGTCCTGCTTCGTCAGCTTGTCGGTGATGGTCGCCAGGACCTTGCCATGGGCTTCCAGGGTGGCCATGACAGCCGCCAAAGCGGCGTTGCTGTCCGAACCGGCCTGCACCGGCGCGGGCGCGACGGGGGCAGGGGGAGCGGCGACCGGCGCGGGGGCCGGTGGGGTAGCGGAAGCCGCGACGGGCGGCGGGGCCTGCGACGGCGTTCCGCCGTCATTCGTGGTGGCGGGGATCGCCATAGAGGAACCTCCCTGTAGGGTGTGGAACGAAGCAACCAAAGCGTGCGTGTTGGCGTCCGCGCCAAGACGAACTACCGAAAGCTCTCGGAGAGTCGAAGGACGGACGACGTTGATCGGCCCCATCCACTCGACACCGTTGACCGTGACTTTTTGCCCGGCCTCGACGAAGTGAAGGCCCTGGGGATCGGCGCCGATCGACAGTTGCCACTCGTGCCCCTGGTCGGCACGGGCGACAACGTGATCCCGCAGCGGGCCGTCCGGGTAGAACGACCCCGAAACGCGGAGGTTGGTCCCCGTGTTCTCGATCGCTGCCGTCTGGCCGAGGAGGGAATCGGGGCTCTGTGAGTCGTGCGAATACTGGAGCGGGATCTTCTGCCGCGAGACGTTCATCAAGGCGAGATCGACCACCAGGGGGTAGCGGCTCCACCACTGCTTGAGCGCTCCGCCGGAATAGCCCACGCCGTTAAAAGTCCGCTGCCGCCCCTCGCCGCCGACACCGCTTGCTTCAAGCGCTGGGCGATCGACGGTGAACTCGCCTTCGATCGTTATGGTCGAAGGCATGGCGGCGAGCAGATATTGCGGAAGTGCAATACTCATTTGGCGACTTGCTCCTGTTCCATCGTCTCAAGCATGGACACGACCGTAACGCCGTGGGAGGCGGCTGCGGCGGCGACCTGCTGGAGATTGATGCCAAGCTCGGCGGCGTATTTCTGCTCCACGGCCTTCTGCCGAAGCACCTTCCGCCAGTTCTGATTCCGGCGGCTGCAAACGTGCTGGAGCGTCGTCGCGTTGCCGCTGAGCGCCACCTGCTCGGCGGTCGCCTCCTTGAGCGGATCGACGTACTCCCAGCCGTCCCATCCCCACGACCAATCCCATTCGTCCCGGGGCGGCAGGTTATCGGGGATCAGATCGTCGGTGACGGCGGCTTCGTCGCACCACTTCTGGAACAGCCGATCGTTGATGAGAAGCGAGGCGTCGTTTCGGTCGACTCCCACCCGCTTCTGGTAGATGAGCCGGTCGCCGCGCATTGACGAGTAGTTTGCGATCGAGGAGTCCATGACGGCCACGATGTAGGGCATATCGATGGCGCAGCCGATCTGCGTCAGGATTCGCCGCTCAAACTCGCTGAACGTCGTAGTCGGGTGCTCGGCCTTGAGTTGCTTCGCGCTCCAGCCCTCGGGCGCGGACATCGACATCCCGCGAACGATCGGGAACGTCTCCCAAAGCCCCTGGTTGCCAGCCACGTTCTCGGCCGGAAGATTTGTCTCAAGGATGAGCGAGAGGGCCGCAGCGACCTCGGCCGCGGTCAGCGTCGCGTTTGTGAACCGGCGGAGCGCCGCGAACAGTTCAAGCACGGGGACGACTTCGCCAATCCCGCGGGTCTGGCCGGTGCGCCTCTTGTTGAACCAGTGCGTGACGAACTCGGCGGGGATCCACTTACCCTTGCCGGTGATGCCCATGTACCCAAGAGCGGAGCCGGGGTGTTCGTCGAGAACGTGGTAGTGGGTGACGTTCTGCCAGCGGTCGCGCCGCAAGCCCTCGGCTTCTCCGTCGATCTGGATAAGCGTCGGGTCTGCAACCTGCTCGGCCTCCACCGTGACCCAGTCAAGTTGCACGCCCCGGCGGGCGCCGTTCTGGACAAACAAGCCAAACCGATCGCCGTCGATACAGAATCCCGACCGCTGCTCCTTGAGCTTGGCCGCGAAGGCGATGGAATCGCAGTAGTCGTAGAAGTTTCGCTCGACCTGTTCGACGGCCCGCTCGTCGGCGTCTTCGCCGCAGTCGAGGTATAGACGCGGGCCGGTCCCGACCATGTCGGTGGCAAGACGGCTCGACATCCCGGAGAGGTAGCCGTTGTTGTCGCACTCGTGCCGGGCTCGAGCGTTGAGCCTTCGACGAATCATCGGGTGCAACGCGGCATCGGCCGAGAGGTAATCCGACGTTGACCAGTGATT